TCAAATACTAGTAGCTTTTCCTAATAACAGTGATGTAGGTGTAATGGTAGGTGTGCTTCCTGACGTTACTAGGAATGCTAGTGTGCCTAGCAATGCGGCGGCATTTGTAGACAGCGAAGCGGATACATTAGGACCTACACTAGATCCTAGTGTTAAAAAAACACAAGATAAAAATAAACGACCCAGAGCATCTGGGATGACTGTTAAAGGTAGTGAAGAGAACAGTGATAAAAGCAAAGACGGAGAAGCTCTTACTGGGCAAGGTGTTGGTATAGATAGTCTACGAGGATTAAGCAGTAGTAGTCAACGAAGAGAAAGTCCAACCCAAGTGTTTGGATTTAATACACCCGGCGGACATAGTTTTGTTATGGACGATGGAACACTTCCAAATAGCGATACTTGTTTAACACCAGACAAAAATAGAAAATCTGGACTGAGTAATTTAGTTAGACTTGCAAGTCAAGGCGGTGCACAAATACTAATGCATGATGGCACTGGAATGATCTATATAATCAATCAAAGTGGCAGTAGTTGGATTCAAATGAGCAATGATGGTAAAATAGATATATACTCCGAAGAAGCTGTTAGTATGCATACTAAAACAGATTTTAATTTGTATTGCGAAGGAAACTTTAATCTAGATGCAGATAAAATTACTATGAAAGCAAGAGGAGAAGATGGTGCAACAATAGAAACCGCAACAGGTGAGTTTAATTTGCATGCCAATAAAGATATTAAATTAACGACAGATTTAAATGGACATATCAGAGCTAAAGGAAATATGAGAACTACAGCGACATTAATTGATTTGAATGGTCCAGAAGCTACAGCGGCAACTAAAACTGTAGCAAATAATTTAACAGTGAATACTTCAGTTAAAGAAAGCATAAACGGAAGAGTTCCAGAAGCTGAACCGTGGGGAGGACATGCAGAAGAACAAGAGATGTTGCCACAGGTTGCAAGTGCTACTGCCGAATTTACTGCTAAAGATGTAGATATGACTAAAATAAACAATAATCAATCTCCTAATGCAAATGCAAACGCCACAAGCTCTAATGCAAGTTCAGTTAATCCAAGAAAAGTAGGACCACGGTAATGGACACAGTTGAAAACAAATTTAAAAAGATATGGAGTGATTTTACTGTTAAAGATGAAACAGCATATACTACACAACTGTCTTTAGAAAATGTTACTTCTAGTGAAAATGCAAGATTGTTAGCATTAGGATTTTTTAGTAGCTATAGCGGATTTGATACTACAGCATATGGCGAAGGTGAATATAATACAGGACTAACAGAACAGCAAGCATTTGATCTTTGGCAAGAATCATATAATAAACAAGAGTTACTTGCTAAAAGTCAGTTAATAGCTAATAATGTTACTACTATGAGTAGAAGTGCATATGATGCAATAATACTATATCATTGGGCAACAGGCAAGTTATTTCAAAGTATACAAGGTGCCATTGAATACAATTTATTAAAGCCATTGCGATTACTTGATTATGAGACAGTTGCAAACATGATAGTAAACAGTACCATTAATAAAGATTTATGTATTAAAATTGCAACTGTATTAAGATTAGCAGACTATGGAACTCCAAAAAATAGAACTTGGTACAGAAGTAGAGGCGTTTTTAGTATCAGAGAGGTCAATGAAAAAAGTACACTCAATACAGATCAACTTCGTCGAGCAAGATTTGCCTATTATGCTGAAACACTAAAATTTTTATCGTTTACCCCAGAAGGAAAACAAAGACAAATAGTTAAAGACTATAATGATACACTTATAGTACAAAATTTCGTATACAGCGGCACTAATACGTTTACACTGTCTAAATCTGCTAGTATGACTCCAATGGAAAAACTTACAGTAACTATTAATGATAACATTCAACAGCACTTATTTGACTTTACTGTTGATGGAACTACACTTACAATCACTGAAACCATGAAAACAGGTGATTTGATAAGAACTACAATAAAAATATAAACCGGGTACTTAATTTTACCATAAATAATAGTATGGTAACCTATATCGGATATAGCACAATAGACAGTATTAGCGGTGCAAAAACACTTACAGATGCTGATCTTGCAAAGCGTGATTTGCTTAATCATTTTCATACTCGTCGTGGAGAAAGAGTAGGTAATCCTACTTTTGGTAGTATACTACCTGAATTAGTATTTGAGCCTTTAGATGAAGCGACAGAGCAAGAAGCAAGAGATGATGTTGACAAAATAGTTAACAATGATCCACGTTGGAATGTGTTGGAAACGCTATTAAGCAAACCTACTGAACATAGTTTAGAGATAAAGGTTAGATTAGAATACATAGACACAGGAACAGCAGAAGAACTGTTTCTTAACTTTACAGGTGAAGAATAATGGCACAAGGCGCACGTCAGAGTAGTTTATTTGCCGCAGAGGATTTTACGGTAGCATACGAAAGTTTTGCTCAAGCAAATCTAAAAGCATATGATTTTGAAACAATCAGATCAGCAATGGTTGATTACATCAGCACAAACTATCCAGAAAATTTTAATGATTACATTAATTCAAGTGAATTTATAGCACTTATTGAATTGATTGCATTCTTAGGACATAACTTAGCATTTAGAGCAGACCTAGGACAAAGAGAAAACTATCTAAGTACAGCAGAACGCAGAGAAAGCGCCTTGCGTATTGCTGAATTCTTAGGTTACACTCCTACTAGAAACGTTGTATCAAATGGCTTTTTAAAGATTGATAGTGTACAAACCGACGAACAAGTATTTGATGCCACAGGTGAAAGTCTTGCAAATGTTGTTACACAGTTTGAAGACGTAACAAACCCTGCAAGCTATCAAAACTTCTTAGCTATTATGAATAGCATTTTTCAAAGTAGTAGTCAGTTTGGATCGCCTTTTAGCAAAACAATAATTGAAGGTATCTCAAACGAAATTTATAGAACAAATAGTACAAACAACAAAATTAGTAGAGAGTTTTCGAACAAAATTAATAATGCTAATGCAACATTTAGTTTGTACAATCCAAATATTAACAGTACTATAAATGCAGTGATTGAAAAAGACCCTGATCCTTATACAGCAGTTGATTTACTTTATAGAAATGACAATAGTGGATTTGGCTCACCAAACACTGGATTCTTTGTAGGATTTAAACAAGGGACACTAAACTTTAAAGATTTTCAAATCGACAACGGATTACCAAATTTAGCAGTTGACATTAATAGTGATAATGTTGCTAACGGTGAAGTGTGGGTTCAAACTGTAGACGAAGTAGGTCAAGTATTAAAAACATGGACTAGAGTAGATAGACTATTTGGTGCTAATACACTGTTCAATGCAAAACAAAATAAAATTAGAGATATTTACAGTATCAGTAGTAGAGAAAATGACCAGATTAGTATACTTTTTGCTGACGGAAGATTTGGTAATATTCCACGTGGTACTATTAGAGTTTGGTACAGAACAGGATTAAACAGAACGTATAGCTTAACACCAGATGGTTTTAACAGTATTGGCTTTAATGTTACATATATTAGCCGAAGCGGAAACACACATCAGGCAAAATTTAGATGTAGTTTAAAAAGTGTAGTAAGCAATTCAAGTGAAAGAGAAAGTCTTGCTAGTATCAAAGCGAATGCTCCTCGATTCTTCACAACACAGGATAGAATGGTAACAGCAGATGACTATGCTATTGCACCTCTAACAGCTAGTGAAAATATTCGTAAAATTAAAAGTGTGAACAGAGTACACAGTGGTCACAGCAGATTCCGTGACATATATGATCCTACAGCAACATACAGTGATGCAACACAGTATGCCGATGATGTGTATCTTTATGAAAATGGAGCAACATCTAGAAGTGTTGTAAGTTTGCCTACAAGTTTAAACGGCACACAAATATATGACAAGTATGTTAAACCAATTCTAGCTGATCCAGAAATATTTAATTTTTACTATAATAGACAAGGGTACAGTTCAGCTACACATGATGCTAATAAAGATTTCAATGATACTACTGATGGTATAATATTTTTTAACGCAGATGGCAGTGAATCAAATGTGTACAGATGGAATCAAATTACAAAAGGAAGCGGAACTTGTAGTGGTTATATAACCTATAATAGTATTATTCAAAGAATGGGTCAAACAACTACCAGCGTACTTAAAAAAGCAGATATCAATGGATTAGTAGAATTTATTGATTCACCATATAAAATGGGATATATTAGTAGTGCTAGCGTAACAACTGGCGGCACTGGATATACTAGCACACCAACTGTGGTAATCACAGGTAAAGGTACAGGTGCTACAGCAACTTGTACAATAGCAAATGGTGCAGTAACTACAGTAGCTATTACAAATAGTGGTAGTGGATATGACCAAAGTACTAATATTAGTATTACAGGCGGAAGCGGCACCGGCGCGACTGTAAAAGGTATTATACTTAATGCAAAAACACAATGGATTAAAGTAGATAGACTTTATAAAGATGGATTAGGAGACGATAATAGTGCTGGTAATC